GGTCGATCGTGCTCTCGGCGACACCACCAGGACGCGGGTCACGTCGGAGCGGGGGCGCGCATTGAAGACGATCGACAGATCGGTCTGAAGGGTCGGCGTCGGAGCCGAACCGAGGTCGATCGAGGTAATGCTCGGGAGACCAGGGCCGCCGGTGATCTCGAGATCGTTGATCGGGGAGAAGAGGTCGCCCCAGGGCACGTTTTGCCCGATCCGAGATGTCTCCTGACCGAAGGACACCAGAGCGGCCTTGATCGAATCGCTCTCGAACGAGGTCGGGGTCCTGCTGAGGTGGACCGTGATGTAGACATCGACATCGACCGGCACGTCCCAGCGCATCTCCTGGGGGTTCCCCTGGGAGTCCGTAAGCGTGAAGGCGACCGCGCCGACCTTGGTGCAACCCATCGACGCCTTCGTCCAGATGGCGTTCGCGATGTCGGCGTCGATCCCGCCGTCGATGATGACGTGGATGCTGTGCGCCGGGTCGCCCTTCTCGTTGGTGGCGCCCGTGGCGTTCTCGTAGACGACGACATCGTCCACGCCGTCCAGGTTGTTAAGGGCCGCCTGCAGGCCGTCCAGCATGCTCTGGGATGGCATCGCGACTGATTCGGCCCGCCGGACGCGCAGGAGCGCGTCGGTCTCTACCAGGCGGCCGGGGGCGGCGGCGGACGGGTTGGTGACGGTGTCCCATCCGGAGATCACGGTCAGCGGGTGGGTCAGCTTGCCGGCGCCGACGTTGAACGGGCCGGCCTCGGTGCATACGCCCTGTCCGCTGACCGTTCCGCCGCCGCCGATGGTATAGGTGGCCGCCGTCTTGAAGGGCGGAAGATCCTGATCGTCCGGGTTGTCGAACAGCGAATCGATCGGGATGACCGTTGCCGGGGTGCCGCCGAGCGTGACCGGCACAACCGAGAACTGGGCCGACTTCCGCGTGATGCCGTTGAGTTGGGCCAGGCGGGACAGCGCCGCGCCCACCGCGCCCACGGGGGAGTTCATGTTGTAGAGGGTCAGCGCCAGCTGCTCGGCGTCATTCCGGGCCTGGGCCTCCTTCGAGAGCCACTCTCCGTCGACGGACTCCGGGTCGATGGCGATGTCGTCGCCGTAGATACCTTGGTGCTGGTCGATGAGCTCGTCGAGCCAGCCCTGCAGGCCCGTGACGCCTCCGAACTCGTGGAGGTGGAACCCGGTTCCGTCGATGCTAGGCCCAGACATCAGGCACCGCCCAGCGGGTTGAACTGCTGCAGCACGATCGGATTTCCGTCATCGTCCAGCACGACGGCGTCGATCGATAGGTGTCGGACGTTGGGGTCAAATGACAATGTGAAGGATTTTATCGAAGCAATTCCGTCGATCCCAAGAATGCCTGCTTTGACAAGCGCCTCACCGTACCCTAGGTCGCGGGGACCATTCGCCCCCATGATCGGCTTGACGTCGCTGTCCTCTGGCTGAATCCACGGGATGAAGCGATCCGTGTCGAGGAAATACTCGCCGAGGATGCCGCGCAGGTAGCACAGCAGGCGCTGCTCGGTAGACTCGGTCTCCTCGGCATAGTTGGCGCTGCCCTTGCCGAAGGTTGCGTCGTTCTGCGAGTCCAGTCTGCGCACGCGCGGCGTCGGCATCAGGCCAGCCCTCCCCTGATGATGCTGACGCCGATGTCAGTTCCCGGCGCGCTCGACTGCATCGTGACCTTGATCGGGATCAGCCCGCCCGGGTTCGCGAACGTGTTCGACAGATCGTAGGTGTTCTCTCCGGCGCCGCTCACCGGCTTCGAGTCGCGCAGGGTGCCGCTCGGCGTCCCGGTGCTGCCGATCGCCTCGTACACGCCCCCGGTGTAGATGCGAATCCGCCCGTCGCCGCTGGCCAAGACGGCAGCCACCAGGGCCATGGTCGGGTTCACACTGGCGAGGCCGATGTCCCGCAGGATCAGGACCTCGTCTCCGCTCGAATCCTCATACTCGACAGTGCCGCCGAAGCCTCCCGCTCCCGACAGGCTGACGCTGAGCGCGGTGTTCTCGATCGTGACGTTGTTGATCACCGTCGAGCCGCTCCCGCCGCCTCCGCCTCCGCCGCCCGAGGAACCGCCCCCCGTGGGCAACGGCGGGACGACGCCGCTCGCCACGATGCTGGCCCCCGCGGGACCAAGGATCGCCTTGATTGCGGAGAGTTCTTCCGGGCTGAGGTAGGCGACGATGACGCGCGAGCCGAGATCCTCGGGGCCGGCGTCGGTGTCCTTCCTTCCCAAGTCGGAGACGATCAGGCCGCCGATCCCCAGCGCGTACGGCGCCAGCACGTCGACGCCGATCTGCAGTGGCGCCCCGGACAGCAGCTGCACCTGGTCGGAGTCGCGCGTGAGGTCGAACGACCACGTCTGTCCGCGCTCGTTCCAGCGCGAGTCGATGACGTACTTCTCGTCGCCGAGCTGCGTGATGAATCGCTGGTCGTAGTCGTCGGTGAAGGGCAGGATCTCCATCAGACCACCTTGCCTTTCGTGGCCAGAAAGGCTGCCGACTGAGCCTCGAATCCTTGCAGCGCGGGCAGCCACGCGCCCCCGAGGAATGTCCCCAGGGCGGCGATGAATGCCGCGATCGTCGGGTAGAGAGCCACGAACGCGGCCAGCTCGATCGGGTTCGCTGGGATGGCGGCGGCCGCAGCGATCACGGCCGGCAGCGCGCCGATCAGGGATTGGTCCATCTGTGCCTCGGCGGTCCGGTACGTCTCCCCGAGCAGCATCTTCACGGAACCGTCCTTGCCCCCAACGTACGCCGTATCTCCCTCGAGCCGGAACAACGTCGATCCGTCGAGCGTCCTGATCTCGAGCCCGTCAGTTGAGATGTTCGCCGGGACTCTGCCCTTGGACGAGTAGCCGGGCGCGAAGAAGCCGTCGGAGAGGTCGTGCATCCGCATCTCGCACTGCTCCTGCACGCCGCCCCGCGCCCACCAGTTGTCGATCGATCGCTCCGAGAAATGCAGCGCCCCCTCATCGCCGACCGCTACCGGTCCGGTGATGATGAAGTTCCCCCAGCGTGGGAACTGAACGGGGCAGTCGACGCACTCGGGAAGCGCCTTCCAGCCACCATCGCGCCAGAGCCGCATGATCGCCGGCTGCACCTTCGCCGACTGCGTCTTGGGATCGAATGACTTCACGATCCCGGGCATGGTCGTATGGACGTCGACCAGCGCCTCGATCGCGGCGATGCGCGCGATCTCCTCGGGCGTCGCGGCGAGCTCCTGGTCCTCCTGGACCGATGCGAGACCGTCGGCATCCATCAGGCGGCCGTCCTTCCCGCCGGGATCGGCTTGCCCAGGGCCTGCGCGAAGACCTCGGAGCTCCACTCGTTCGCGCGTGTATCCCCCTTGTGCACGACCTTGTAGCATTTGTAAACGCCGTCGGGATCGAGCCGCGCGAGGTGCTTCGACTTCGGCGCCTTCTTGGGGGCCTTCGCGCCCGGCTGCCGCTCGCGCTGCTTGATGACCTTCAGCTTCACGTCACGGTTGTCGAGCTTGATCTTCCCGTTGCAGCGGATGCGCGGGTTCAGCAGACACCTGACCTTGATGCCCTTGTCGTCGACCTCGGGAGGGTCCAGCTTCCCGGTGTCGTCGCGAATGACGATCGCCTCGGTCGGCAAGGTGGAATCCGCGGCAACGATGTCGAGACGACCGTCCTGGATCGACCAGTTGGCGTTGCTGTCGCTCGCCGCGGCGTGCAAGACGTCGGTCGCCATCCCGGAGATCACACGGCCCCGAAGACGCTGCTTGTCCTTGACGACGATCTGCCCCTTCTTCGTCGACGCGAAGGTTTCCACCACCTTGTCGACGAGCTGCTCGGTCGTGGTGCCGGCCGCCAGGGTGAAGTTCACAATCGACTTCCGCGAGTCGCGTTCCCCGTCGGCCGCGTTGATCTCGGTGATGCGGTCGGTGCCCTCGGAGTAGGTCGACACGTTCCGGATCTGCCCGCGGAACACCAGCAGCGCCGCGCCCTGGTAGCCGACGTTGAACAGCACCTCGGTGAACTCGCCCTTGATCTTCCCCTCGTTGTCCGGGCTGAGGTTGTAGACCTTGATGACGGCGGTATTGAGCGAGCTGCGCAGCGTCTTGGTGATCTCGAAGACGACACGCAGACCCGGCCTGTCGGGCGTCTCGGTGATGCGCAGGCCGTGCCCGGCGTCGCCGACGATGAGGTCGTATGACCGCTTCCACTGGAGGGACACTCAGGGACCTCCGAACGAAAAGAGACCCTTGAGCTGGTCCTGGAATCCCGTCGCCGCCCCGCCGAGGCGCGACTTCAGGATGTCGAACGCGGCGGAAGCATTGTCGACCTTCTTCGTCGACTTCTCGCCGTGGTCCGCCTTCTTCGACGCCTG